GGGCGCGGAGTGGGCTATTGCTATGGGAGATGATTGTTTAGAACAATTTGTAGTTGATGCTCGAGAGAAGTACGCCGCTCTCGGCCACCCCCTAAAGATGTACGTGGAGAAACAAGACTCGTTTGAGTTCTGTTCAACACTGTTCACCCCTGAGGGAGCTTGGCCGGTTGATGGTACCAAGACGTTGTGTAATATCTTGGAACAAAAGCGTATTACTCCTGAGCTCCTATTCCAGTTTTCACACGAGATGAGAAATCATCCCCGAAAACAGGAGTTTCTCGACAGTGTGGAGCGGGTTAGGCGGGTGGGCAATATCACGCAGTGAAATTGGATGCCTAACAAACCAGGAAAAAGACGGCGGCGTAGAGGCCGCCGCAAGGGTGTTGCTCGTTCGAATGGGAACGGCAACTCTCCGAACAAACGTCAATCTGCCCTGAGCGCCCGAGACATCGGTGCTCATTTGGGCGGTGCGATTGGAAGTTGGGCTGGACGAGGACTTAGGTCCCTGTTCGGCTCCGGTGATTATCATACTGAACATGCTTCGTCTGGTCTTGACATTGAGTCTAACTCTCTTGTCAAGCCGATGACTGCCTCCCAAGTACCTTTATTCTCCCAAGGACCCGAGCACCTTCATGGTGCGGTGCGGGTTCAGCACAGAGAATACATTGGTGACATACCTACAGGAGTCGGCCTCGGTCAGTTGATCTCACTCAGGATTTCCCCTAACAACACTACATTGTTTCCTTGGCTTTATACCATATCCAGGAACTTTGAACAGTGGATGCCCATGGGGATAGTCTTTGAGTTTGTGTCAACTGCTGGGAATGCCTTCTCTGGAGGTGCTGCCAACTTGGGTGACGTCAACATGGCTACTCTGTATGATATCCGAGCGGAACCCCTTAACACCAAGTCTGAGATATTGAACCATTTCTACTCCACTTCTGCCGCTACCAGCCAGAATTTGATGCATGCTATTGAGTGCTCACCTGGAGACACCCCTGTGTCACCAAGGTACATTACACACAATACTGTAGCACCTGGCGACGCGCGGCTTTCTGACCTTGGCATCTTATACATTCTTTCACAAGGCTCCCAGTCTGAATACACGGCTGGACAGCTTTGGGTAACTTATGATATAGTGCTGCTCAAGCCTCGCTTGGGTTCAGCACTCCCTACCCCTAGTTATTATAATGCTATTGAGATTGTCGAAATACAGGAAGCTGCGAAAACCGCTGGCATGGATCTCTCCCGAGCCCAACTGGACCGTTTACGT